AAATACTTCATAAAGCCCTTGGAATGAATCTCGGCGTGTCCATACTTCTGCTGCATACGGAAGAACTCCCATTCTGGAATCACCCCTACGCAACGCCCCAACCCCTGCACCTCTCTGGCCGCAACGTGTGCCTTGGCCTGTTCTGCCGCCTCAATTTCCTTCTTGTTTTCCATCTGTTTCTTCAACTCCATCCCAGTTGTGATTTCGCGGATTAACGCTCGATTAACCTCACCATCAGAATATCTTGGGAGCTGAGTAATTATGTTCATGCACTAAAAAGGGGCATACCCTTAAAGGTATGCCCCAAGTATAGCAAGACTAGTTTGTGCTTACTGTGTAGGACAATCCATCTGCCGCCACGCGAGAACCCAGCTCCCAGCCGTGAGGTCATCTACCGTGCCATTAAACTCCATCAACATCGTTTTTGCCGATGTCGTGTTATTGGCGTAGCCATTAACAACATTGGAGGTAGTATGCGTACCACTGTCTGTGCCAACAAAGGCATCGCCAGTGTTCCAAAGAACCTGAGTAGCACCGTCAACGTCGCCGTTGTCAATGAACTCATCAGGGTCAGCACCCGTAACACCGAAGTCGATGGTAAGGTCAGTTGCGCCAGCAGGGTCTACCACTTGGTAAAGCACCGCTGTATCTACAATACCGCCCTTTGGCAACGAACCAACAGCGCGTTGATTGGCAGCACTGATAGTGGAGAGCCAGCCAGTGGTTTGTAAATCGACATAATCAAATGCCAATTTGTGTGTGAAGCCTTGTGCGGCTTCGTTGATAGTTAATTTAGCCATGTTAATAGTTCCTTAGTTAATGGTTAGGCAATCGCTGTGATTTTGCCGTGCGCTCCGGGATGTTTCACCAGAAGTGTGAGTGTGCTGTCAACATAACCACGGTCGCCACCGCCAAGGTTAGGAAGACGTGTCGAACCAAGGCTGATAAGCTCCGCAACCCCGTAGTAGTCAGGATTGATAAGGTAACCAGTGTCTTTGTTCGATGTGTCAGGAGCGCAGTCAGGGTTCATGTTGACGATGCTCACCATGCCGTGGTCGGACTCATACATCTCAACAGCGAGCTTGATGGTCGAAACCTCGCCATTGTACGTCACTTGACGAACCGAGTAGTCAGAACTGCCAGAGGTACGGGCATAATCGCTGATAACGCGACGGAGGGCTGTGTCAGCAACCAGCGTAAGGCTGTTTGTTGTGCCAGTGACGCGATAGATGCTGGTGATGAGGTTGTTGAACACTGTCTCTGTCACCGCGCCAGACGCGCTAATGCTTGCAGCAGGAGTGCGATAGGCAGCAGGAACGTCCGCTGGGCCAGCGGAGTCAATCCAGTCGCCAAGGCCACGCAGACCGTAGACGGTGCTACCACCATCTTCGACCGAGCGGTCATTGTTGGACATCAAAGTCGCTTCGATGTCGCGCTTGATTTCGCGGACGGCTTTCGCCTCCGCTTGGGCAATCTTCGCTGGGCCAACCGAGTCAACAGCGTTCTGAAGGTCAGACACCATGAAGTCACGGCGGAACTTTTGAACATAGTTGCCAAGGCGAGCGCGGCCAGCAAACTTGTCGGTGAAGGCAGTGACATCAGAACCTTCCGCAACACCCGTTGTGACGGGAGCAGAAAGGCTGTCCACTGTCCACTCAACGAAAGTGGCGGAAGCTTTGGATTTAGGGGCGGACGACAGCACAGGAGTTTCCTCTGGTGCAAGAATCGTCAATACGTCAAGCAGGTCTTCGCGGTTTGATACCGCAGAACCCGGATTGGTTGTGTCGAATGTGTTTGAAAAGGCCATTGTGTTAGATAATTACTTACGTTTAGAAATTTGTTGCGTTCGGAGGGCTATGAAGTCACTCACTGCATTAGTCTTTAAGAACCTCTCGTTGATGTCTCTTTCCTGCTTTTGCTGACGACCTTCGGGCTGCTCAGTTTGAGCTGCCGAAAAACCGGGCGAAGAAGGCGGGTTGATTGAGGCTTTGGGCTTGTCTATGTTAATAGACTTGCGGCCATAAATAGAATTAGCGGCGTGTGCCACCATATACTCCATGTAAGGCTCTAGGTCAGGGACGCTATCCATAGCCTTTCTGAGAAGGGGGCTGCCCTTTAATATCTCATATTGCTTACGAACATCGTTATCCTCACCACCCATCCATTCCAATTCCTGTCTAGCAGCAACGTCCATTTGGCCGCGAAGGGCTTTACGTTGTTCACTAGCCTGTAGTTCACGCAACTGCGAGGGAAGAAAGTCTTTGCGAGCTTTTTGAGCATCGCGCAGGGCTTTCCGCACTTGCAATTTTGTCAACTCCTGACCGTTCACTGTTGCCACTACGTCATCAGCCGCCAAATGCTCATTGTTCCATAGCACATCGTCGGCCCATTCAATCACCTCATCGACTTCTTGGGTTTTAGCCTGTAGGTCGGGAAGGGTCTTGATAGACGCATAGGGATTGTCTTTGGTTTTCTCAGAAGCGAGTGGGTCGCTGTTATTGCGATTGTTTAACTCATTCCGAAGGGCAGCAAGCTGTTCCTCGGCGTGTTTGCGTTTAGCAGTGAGTTCCCCGAATCGGGCCACGGCACGCGAACCTAGCTTTTCAGATAGTTCGCGCAGTTCCGCTTCTGACATATTCTCAAGATCAACTTCGTTTGAAAGAACTTCCTTTGCTTTTGGGGCTTCCTTTGTTTCAGTTGGGACGCTCTCCTTCGTCGTCTCCGCCTTACGCTCTGGTTGCTCCTCTGGCTTGGGTTCTGAAGCCTTGGGAGCCGAGGGCGGTTGCCCTGGGGTCTTCTGGCTAATACGATGGCGTGCAAGTTCTGCCATTGTAATGTTGGACTTTACCACTGGGTTACTATCAGCACCCCCAGCGTTGGGTGCAGTTACTTCATCAGACATAGTTTTGTGCCGCTTGTTAACGACCAGCGAAGTCGATAGGCAGATAATACCACCCCTTTTTGATGCTTGACGTATTTATGTTAATCTATCTCATATATTTATGTTATGCAAAGCCTTGTAATAAACCACTACAGCACGAACCCAAATGCTTGGGTTGCCCCAGAACACTATTACATTGCCAAAAGTATGCGCCGCCATAAGGGAGAACTCATCATCCCAGAACACAGCATCTTTAAGTATAGCCGTGAGAATCCTCCGTATTGGATGGCAGGAGACGTTAAGATAAAAAACACACAACGATGAACCGCTATCAGATTAAATGGACTCAATATCTCCGTTCTGGGAACGACAGATTGCCAAATGATGCCGAGGTGCTGTGTGCTGGCGAAACGCCGATCTGGGCAGCAGACGCTCAAAAAGCCATCATTTCCATGAAGGAAAACTTCCGTGGAATAAAAATAGTTTCAGTCGAGGAATACAGGAAATAATATTATGTTATTGACAAAGGGCGGTTTTCCCCCTCATACTCCCCCTTTCTTTCCTGTTTCTTTTATTTTTCAGTCCAGCCCAAGATACATTAAATAGTGTAATGCATATGGCCGCCTAAGCGAGCCATATGGAAGACAGCCTTTATTAAGGAAGATTATCTGTCTTCTTAATAACGTCTTTAGCTTCTGTAAGCTGCAAGATGCTGTCAAAAGCAATGATCTGCCCGCTAATCTGCTGGATGTGTTCTGTCTTGGCTTCCAGGAGAGAGGCAATAGCATCCTCTCTCATCTCCTGGATTTGCTTGAGCAGTTCGCCAAACGGCTTAAAATTGCTTAGGAATACAAGGTCTTTTTGCATTATTGTTGCGCCATTTGCTGCGTGTTCATTTGACCAACGGCAGCGGGCTGAGTCCCGATTTTGCCGATCTGTGCGTTCTGCATTTGCTGCATCTGGAAGATATATTGTGAATGATACTTTTCGAGGCGGCCCTTAAAGGCTTCGTCTTGCTGCAATCGCTGGACAACATCTGGCTGCTGGGCGTATTGGGTGATAACTTGCAGCGCGATTTGCGCCCCATTTGGACGGGCTGGCATTTCAATAGCGGACGAGATTTTTGTAAGGTCATCGGTTACTTGTTTGACAATCTGTTGCTGTGCTTGCTCGGCTGGCTGCAAGATAGCGTCGGCCAACATTGGGTCAATTGCGGCAGCCGCCATGTCCAACAAAGCATCTACATTGATGCGGCCATTCTTGTCGAGCTGCAATAACGACACAAGCTGATTAAGCTTTGCTTCTTGTGTCTCTGGATCGGTGTTCAAGACATCAAAATTAATTAAGATGTCAAAGTCCTCATCAGGATTGCCCTTATCAAACCGCTGTGGGTCAGGCACACCTGTAACACGGAAGAACACTTGTTCTGGGCCAAAGCGTTGATAGCACTTAAAAGACATCTTGATGACATCGCGCACATGACCCAAGAACTTATCCACAAAGAACTGCTGCTTAATAGACGACAAAGGATTTGTTGGGTCTAGGCCAACAAGATTGTCAGCCGTCTTGAGCTGTGTGTTCTCCATCTCTACAGAACCCGCATTATATTGCGGCACAGGGCCAAACTGGAACTCACCAGCGCGGCGATAGGGAACATAACGCCCCGGCCCCCAGTCTTTGGGTTCATTGCCCACAGGATGTAGCACAGGAGGCAGGGTAGCCATACTGTTGCGGTCAATGCGGCTGTCGCGTTCTACCTTTACTTGCCATTGAATACCACGCAGCAAGTCAGAAACATTCTGTGTATCATACAGACGTTTGCTGTTTTCAAACAGCCGTGTAACAACCACAGGATAATCCTCGTAGCCGTTCATAAGCTCAAATTTGGCATAAGCAGGCACATTCTGCGCCTCTTTCTTGCGATCTAGGTCACGATGGAATACGGTGCAGTAGATACCTTCGGAGTTGTCTTCTTTGTCAATTAACCGTTGATAGCCATACACCACTTCAATAAGTTCATTGGCCTCATAAATCTGTGTGGTGAAGCCATAGTTACGACGGCCATTAAGTTCTGTCTCAATCGCGTTCACTTTAATCCCGCGATAATGTTCAATAACATAATCCACCCATTCTTTATCCCAGCCCTCTGTGCCAACCTTGTTCTGCAACTCTTGGGCTGTGTAGTAGGTGCGCCAGAAACAATAAGGCGAACGCTGTGGGTCTGTAACGTAGGACGGGAAGAAAAAGTCCCCGTCAGGGCTAAGAGTTTTGACTAGAGGACAGTCAATCTGGCGGCGCACAACAGGAATCTCAGCAACACCTTTCTTGCGGAGTTCATTTAATGCACGCTTGGCGCGTTTATCAGACACTTGAGGGTAGACAGAGCGCAGCATCTCAATGAGCTGGTCATCAGCGGTTCCCTCTAGCACAGCTTTGGCTAGATTCGGGTCGGCTTGAGCTAGTTGCGCTAAGTCTAATTTTTGCAAGTAGGTGCTGTTCTCACGTTGCCAGCCTACATAGGTGATGAGAACGCCACGCTCCAATAAATAATTGGCGGCCAGTTCCATCTCTTTCTTAAAACGAGGAATGTAAGAAGACACCATCCACTTTAGGAAGCTGCTTACAACCTTTGACCTACCAATGTCTGTAATCTCCACAGGATAGGCGCGAATGTTAGCGCGAGACATAGACGAAATAAACATAGCAACATACGCATTGATGCGCTCATCAATAACGTGCGCCTCTGTATCTGCCGCACCCTCCCAAGGAAACGCATCAGCCCCGTGCTTGCGTAGATCGCGGCTCTTACCTGGCCAATAATTACGACGGTCATCATAGCTAGTACGGCAAGTGTCAAAGAAGCTACTTAGTTCATTAACTGTTTGCTCATACGCATCGCGCAGCACTGTAATGTCTGGCTCTTTGCTGGCGTATGTCAGGGCTTCTTGTTTGTCGTTATTATCCATTTAATTGGCGGGTTCTAATATCGGAAAGAATTGTGTGGGAATATCCTTTATACACCCCAATCTTATCAGCCAGACTACCGGGCGGGATAGGACGAGGGTCAGCAGTGAGGAGTTTACAAAGCATTTCAAAGCCAAGGAGTCTATCTACTTGCTCTGAAATCCAATCGGGATTATTAGTTATATCCCGTGAGGAGCGCATGGCGGTAGGTTGTCCCAGTGGCATCAGTGATAGCGTGAATTGGAATACGCTTATTCAACAGTTTACCACGCAAGCGGCGTGGGATGGCTACAGGCTTTTTGCCGCCAATTCCTACAATCTCACAATACACCCAATTGGGATTCTTGGCACTAGACAGCACCATGCCTACAAATTGATTTGGGACAGCCAACGGGATTTCAATGGCTAGACGAATCTTGGCAATGCCAGCATCGTTAAACCATGTGTTCTTACCAACGCCCTTGTAGTCTGTCTCGTCGAGCTTATTGGTTTTTAATACCATCAACTCATTAACAGATACGTTTAGTTCCTTAGCCAAGTCTGTGATACGAATAGCACTCATTTAATAGCCTCCTTTAATTTTTTGTACATCATACTTATTTTCCTTAACAAATTGGATTCCATCAATGGCAGCATAACGGCATACGTCGATGGGGTCTTTCCACGCTTCGTCGGGGCCGCCTTCGGCTGTGTATTCTTGGAACGCTTGGATAATGTTTTGACAACGGTTGGATACATAAAGGTGTGGGCGATTAACGCCATCTATCGAAATTTTTTTATTATAAGCCATCTTGCTTTGGAGAGCTTGTATGCCGTCCTCAATATCAAGTCCGGGCGCAGGAACAAACGTCAGGCCAGCCATAGACAAGTCTTCAATGATAGAGGAAGCTCCGTCCTGCCCCTGATACTTGGCCGCGCCTAAACGTGGGTCAATCAGCCGTTCAAAGACGTTCTCCTTACCATCAGACTCTAAGGTAGTAATTAGATTAACATAGTCCTTGATGCCATAGCCTAGCCCCTTAGACCCTTCGCCGCCGATCCATTTGCCGCC